TGCTAAAACAGGTGGTTTTGATAGAAAAAAATTAACTAAGGATGATATTAAAAATATACAGAAAAAAAGAAAGTCCGATTTAGTTTGGTTAAATGAGGCTTGGATATATAGAGAAATACATCCATATGTTCATACAGCAAATAAAAATGCTGGTTGGAATTTTCAATGGGACAAATCAGAGTCTTGTCAATTTACTAAATATAAATTAAATCAATATTATGACTGGCATTCAGATAGTTGGGCTAAACCTTATGAAGAAAAAAATAAAAATAATTCCGATCATGGTAAAATTAGAAAACTATCTATGACCTGTCAGCTAACTGATGGGTCAGAATATGATGGAGGAGAATTAGAATTTGATTTTAGAAACTATGATCCTTACGCACGAGACGAATCACGTCATGTAGTGCAAGTAAAAGAAATATTACCTAAAGGTTCTATTGTGATATTTCCTTCTCATATATGGCATAGAGTTAAACCTGTAACGAAAGGAACTAGATATTCACTTGTCGTATGGCATTTAGGAGATCCATTTAAATAATATGTATATAAATAATTATTTTGTAACACCAGTGTGGCATGAATATAAACCAGAGTTTGTCAAATCATTAAACAAGGCTAGTGATAAATATATTAAAGAAGCAAAAAAAAGTAAGGAATCTAAAAAATGGCTTAAAGACCATGGAGATTTTGGTAGATCTTGGCATTCGACACAATTATTGTCGGATACAAAGTTTATGGATTTTAGAAATTATGTTGGTCAAAAATGTTGGGAGTATTTAGATCATTCAGGATTTGATATGAGTAAGTATCAAACTTTCTTTGAACAAATGTGGGTACAAGAATTTGCGAAAAAAGGTGGTGGCAATCACGGCGCTCATATTCATTGGAACACACACGTCAATGGTTTTTATTTTTTAAAAGCTAGTGATGAAACTTCAGTTCCAATTTTTCATGAACCAAGAACGGGAGCAAGAGCAACTAAATTACATATGAAAAACAAAACAAGCATATCCCCTGGAACAGAAATAGTTCATTTTAAAGTAAAACCTGGAATGTTAATGTTTTTTCCAGGATACCTAGAACATGAATTTTCTGTAGATCATGGTAAATCTCCGTTTAGATTTATACATTTTAATATAACAGCAGTTTTAAAAGAAATGGCTAAAGATGTTTAAGAAAAATAAATATGCCATTGTACGTCAAGCAATATCAAAAGACTTAGCTTCCTTTATTGCAAACTATTTCTCAATGAAAAAACAGGTTTTTGATACTTGTTTAGAAAAAAAATTTATCTCTCCCTATGAAGTTTTATTAGGAGAATATGAAGGACCAAATGAACAAATACCAAACACATATTCTCATTATTCTGATATAGCTATGGAAACTTTGATGCTTAAACTTCAGCCTCTTATGGAAAAAACAACAGGTCTTAAGTTATATCCTTCCTATACATATGCTAGAGTTTATAAAAAAGGAGATGTTCTTAAAAGACATAAAGATAGGTTTAGCTGTGAGGTATCTACAACAGTTAATTTAGGTGGTGATGATTGGCCCATCTATCTTGAGCCATCTGGTCAAGAAGGTATGAAAGGTATTAAAATAGATTTAAAACCAGGAGATATGCTAGTTTATAGTGGATGTGAGCTAGAACATTGGAGAGAAAAATTTAAAGGTAAAGAATGTGTACAAGTTTTCTTGCATTATAACAATCGTAAAACGCCAGGAGCCAAGAATAATATGTTCGATAAAAGACCTCATTTGGGTCTTCCATCTTGGTTTAAAGGCTTTAAATTATTAAAATAATATAGTAGAATAAATAAAACAACGGTTTTTTATGCTACAAAAATTAAAATTTGCACCAGGATTCAATAAACAAGTTACCGCCACAGGTGGTGAAGGTCAATGGATTGGTGGTGATTATGTTCGTTTTAGATATGGTTCACCTGAGAAAATAGGTGGTTGGGCTCAATTAGGAGACAATACTCTTACAGGAAGAAATACAGCACTTCATCATTTTGTTAACGCAAGTGGTATTAAGTACGCAGCTTTAGGCACAAACAGATTTTTATATGTATATTCAGGAGGAGCTTTCTATGATATCACTCCTATCAAATCTACAACAACTTTAACTAATGCATTTACCACAACTAATGGTGATGCAACTGTTACATTAACTTTTTCATCTGCTCACAATATTAAAAAATACGATATTATTCGTTTAGATAATTTTACTGCTATTACTGATTCTAATTTCAGTTCTAGTGATTTTGATGATAAAAATTTTATGGTCGCAACAGTCCCAACTTCGACAACTCTTACAATTGAAATGGGATCTAATGAATCAGGATCAGGAGCTAGTACTTCTGGTGGAATAAGAGTTCAGCATTTTTATACAATTGGTCCTGCTGTTGAAGAATCAGCAGCTGGTTTTGGATTAGGACTATGGGGTGGTACTGTATCTGGAGAAATTACATCTACTTTAAATGGTGCATTAACTTCTGGTTCTTCTAGTATTGTTTTAGCTGACTCAGGTTCTATGCCAGCATCAGGAACAGTTGTAATAGGTGATGAAAGAATTGCTTATACAGCCAATGCTACTGGAACAGATACTTTATCAGGATTAACTAGAGGAGCAGATAACACAACGGCTGCATCGCATTCTGATGGAGCAACAGTTACCGATGCATCAGATTATACAAAATGGGGTGCATCACAAACAGGTGACATTATAACAGCTCCTGGACTTTGGTCCTTGGACAATTATGGAAATAAACTTATTGCAACTATCGTTGATGGTGCAACTTTTGAATGGGATTCAGATGCATCTGGTGCCACATCTACTAGAGCAACGATTGTTGCCAATGCACCAACAGCATCTATTCAAACACTAGTATCTACACCTGATAGACACTTAGTTTGTTTTGGAACTGAAACAACAATTGGAACAACATCTACTCAAGATGATATGTACATACGTTGGTCGGACCAAGAATCAATTAATGCATCAACTTCTTGGGCGCCTTCCGCAACCAATACCGCTGGTACACAGAGACTGGCCGATGGAACACGGATCGTTGGAGCTTTAAGAGGTCGTGATGCAATTTATATTTGGACTGATACATCTTTATTTATTATGAGATTCGTTGGTGCTCCATTTACTTTTTCATTTCAACAAGTTGGAACGAACTGTGGATTGATTGGAAAGAATGCAGCTGTTGAAGTTGATGGTTCTGCTTACTGGATGTCAGAGAATGGTTTCTTTAGATACACTGGTAAACTAGAATCTCTAGCATGTTTTGTTGAAGATTATGTTTATGATGATATTAACACAATTCCTAAAAACCATATCTATGCAGGATTGAACAATCTATTTGGTGAAGTGACTTGGTTTTATCCTGGTAGTGGTGCTGCATCTAATAATAGATCAGTTACATATAACTATATGGATTCAACACCTGAAAGACCAGTATGGACTACAAGTTCACTTGCACGATCAACATGGTCAGATTCTCATATATTTGGAAAACCACACGCAACAGAATATGTATCTAGTGGTACAAGTGATTCAACTGTAGGTAATACAGATGGTATTACATACTACTATGAACATGAAACAGGAGTTAACTCTATTAAAGATGGTGCAGCTTCGGCAATTTCTGCAAGCATACAATCAGGAGATTTTGATATATCTTTAGGCCAAGGTGGTGGAGCAGATTTAAGAGGTGATGGTGAGTACATGATGAAAATTAGAAGAGTGCTTCCAGATTTCTTACAACAAACTGGAGATGCAAGAGTTACATTAAACTTGAAAAATTATCCAACAGATTCAGAAGCTAGTTCTTCATTAGGTCCTTTCGAAAGTACAACACAAACAACTAAAATAGATACACGAGCGAGAGCAAGAGCTATATCTTTAAAAGTAGATAATACAGGTACTGGACAACACTGGAAGCTTGGAACTTTTAGATTAGATATACAAGCGGACGGGAGAAGGTAATGGCTAGAATAGTACAATCATTAACACAACCTTTAGAAAAATACGATCAACAGATTCAACAATCATTTGTTAGAGA